CCTGAACAAAAAATGCAAGACTTGTCTGGTTTTATGACACAAGATGATATTAACAAAGCTATAGCTGGAATTAATATGCCAACTTATGAACAGCCAGACCTGTCTGCGTATGACACAAGACTTGCTGAATTAGAACAAAGTTTAGCAGCATTACAACAACCAACTGGCGGTAGGTTTTCTATAAATCAACCACAAGTAAGAGGGTTGTTTTAAATGCCATCACAAGAAGATATTTTAAATTCAAACGAAGCAGAGTTAATTCTTAAGTCTGATACTTTCACAAACGCAATAGAAGAACTTAAAAATGAATATATAAATTTATGGTTATCATCGAAAGGAGATGATATACATAAAAGAGAAAATTTACACAAAGCAATTAAATTACTTCCAGAAGTCGAAAGACATCTACGCATTATCGTAGAGAAGGGTATTATCACAAAATCCCAATTAGGAAGATTGCACAAAGTTGTGTAAAATTTAGATAAGTATTGTTAAAATATTACTTTACATTTTTAAGGAATGATTATGACCAACAACGCAAAGCCGATTGGTTTACAAACAAACATGCAAGAGACAGAACAATCTTTTGAAAGTTTTTTGACTCCAGACGAGCAACCAGAAAACGAAATACAAGAACAAGCATCGGAAGAGCTAGTCAACGAAGATGAAGTTATCGAAGATAACGAATCTTACGAAGAAGAGCTTGAAGCAGATGTATATGAAGACGAACCTCAAGAAGATCAAGTAGAAGAAGAGGAGTCCGAGCAACCACAGCTATATACGATTAAAGTAGATGGCGAAGATACACAGGTCACGCTTGAAGAACTCCAAAACGGATACAGTCGCCAAAGAGATTATACGAGAAAAACTCAGGAGTTAGCTCAACAGCGAAAAGCTATTGAAGCTCAACAACAAGAGGTTTCTCAAAAAGACGCAATTTATTCACAGTTGTTACCAAAAATGGAAGCGACTTTGAAGGGCGAGTTAGGAAACGAGCCAGATTGGAACGCACTTTACGAAGCTGACCCTATTGCTTATGTCCGTGAAAAAGACATCTGGAATGAGAAAAAGCAAAAGTTAAAATCCGTACAGGCTGAATCACAAAGACTGCAACAAGAGTCTTATGTTGAACAGCAAAAGAAACTTCAACAGTTTGTTGAATACGGAAACCAACAATTGCTTGAACAAATACCAGAATGGCAAGATAACGAAATGGCATCAAAAGAAAAGATGGCAATTCGTGATTATGGTGTTAATGTTTTGGGGTACACACCTCAAGAGATGGACAGCGTTTATGACTACCGAGTTTTACTTGGTTTAAGAAACGCATGGCTACAACATAAGACACAACAAGCGACTAAAGTGAAACCAACTGAAAAGAAAGCGGCAGCTCGAACCGCACGACCTGGCACTTCAAACGTACCCAAGACAACAACTCCTGTGAAGAAAGCACGTCAAAAATTAGCTAAGACTGGAAAGGTTCAGGATGCAGCTAAATTATTTGAACAATTATTATAAACTTTTAAAACATAGGAATTAAATATCATGGCAAAAGTAACAAACGCATTTGATACTTACTCAGCGACTTCTGATAGAGAACAACTGAGTGACGTAATTTATAACATCTCACCACAAGCTACTCCATTTATGAGTGCTATTGGTAAAAATTCAATCAAGAACGTAGTTTTCGATTGGCAAACAGAAACTCTACCTACTGCTTCAGGTGCAGGTCAACTAGAAGGTTTTGAACTTTCAAGAGCAGCTGCTACTGGAACAACTAGAGTTAGTAACGTAGCACAAATCTCATCAAGAGATGCAACTGTAACTGGTTCACAACAGGCATCAGACCCAGCAGGTAAGAAATCTGAAATGGCTCATCAGTTAGCTATTATGGCTAAAGCATTAAAAAGAGACATGGAAACTGCTCTTTGTCAAAAAGGTGCTAAGACAACTGGTTCAGCAACAGCTGCACGTGTAACTGGTGGTTTTGAATCTTGGATTACATCTAATGTATCAAGAGGAACTAACGGTGCTGGTGCTGGTTCAGGTGCTGCTCCAACAGACGGAACTCAAAGAGCTTTAACTGAAGCCTTATTGAAAACTGTATTACAATCTTGTTTCTCAAATGGTGGAGAGCCTTCAATGGCAATCTGTGGCCCTGTAAACAAGCAAGTAATTTCTGGTTTCACAGGTAGAAGTTCAGCTAGACAAATGGTTGATGCAAACACAGTAGAGGCTTCTGTTTCTATCTATGCTTCAGACTTTGGCGAACTAAAAATCGTTCCATCTAACTTCAGTAGAGAAAGATCATTACTATTAGTTGATCCTGACTATGCAAAAGTTTCTTACCTAAGAGACTTCAAAACAGTCGACATTTCAACAATAGGCGATGCTCAGACTAAAATGATTTTATGTGAGTATGGACTAGAAATGAGCAACGAATCTGCTCATGGTATAGTTGCTGACTTAACAACTTCATAAGTTAGTTAGAATTCAGGGAGAGCTTCGGCTCTCCCACCCTTATTTAATATGGCAACAAAACGTACAATCACAGACCACAAGACTGGTTACAAATCAGAGTTCATTACCGAAGATGACAAGCTGGTTTATCATACGACTCAAGATGTTGCTCCCGTCATTGACCATGTTAAGAAACTAAGAGACAATACACTTAAGCCTGGAAAAGATATGCGACACATTGCTGAAGTCCCTATGATTATTTGGCAAAAGGCATTACGCGAAGGTTGGTCACAAGATTCTGCAAAATGGAAAGAGTGGCTCAACAACCCAGACAACAATGTATTTAGAACTTGGCAAGGTAAAGTATGACGTATGCAGAATTAAAAACAGCGATAGCAAATTATCTAAATAGATCAGATTTAACCTCTGACCTAGATACGTTTATTGATAATGTCGAGGCGGAACTTAACAGAAGGTTAAGAACCAAAGACATGATTAAAAGAGCAACTGCTACAGCTGACTCACAATATTTAACAGTTCCAACAGATTGGATAGAGGCAATTAATGTAGAAATTACATCAAACGATTTCAGTCCTTTATTTCAACAATCTATAGAATCATTAGATGTCTATAGAAAATCAAACAACAACTCTACAGGTCAACCAGTTTACTTTGCAATGGTTGATGACTCTATAGAATTAGCACCAACTCCTGATGTAGAATATACCCTACAGCTAACTTACTATGCTAAAATATCTGCATTAAGTGATACCAATACAAGTAACTTTGTATCAGTCTCGCACCCAGATGTTTATTTATATGGTGCATTAAAACATGCTTCTATCTTCTTAATGGAAGATGAAAGAATACCAATGTTCACTCAACAGTTTGAGAAAGCATTAGAAGAAATGAGACTCGAACAAGAGAAAGCTGCATTTGGTAAAGGTTCTTTAATGATGAGAAGAAGAACTTACGGAAAAAAACAAAAAAGAAATTATTACTACGGTAATTAATAAAGGAGAATAGAATGGCTGGATTTTCAGATTATTTAGAAAACAAAGTTGTTGGTCATGTATTTGGTGGATCAGCCTATACAGCTCCATCAACATTATATGTAGCATTATATACATCAGCACCATCTGATACTGGTGGTGGAACAGAAGTTTCTGGCGGAGCTTACGCAAGACAAACAGCAGCTTTTACTGTCACTGCTGATACAGCATCAAACACATCAGCTATAGAATACCCAACAGCTACAGCCGATTACGGTACTGTTGTTGCAGTAGGTGTTTTTGACGCTTCATCATCTGGTAACTTACTTGCTTATGGTAACTTAACTACAAGCAAAACTGTTTCTACTGGAGATGTATTTAGATTTAATGCAGGTGCTATAGACATAACTGTAGCTTAATAACATGGCTTCAGTTGGCTATGGTTTTGGTGGATACGGTAAGTCTTACTGGGGAACACCTCAATTTGAATTAGCTGAAAGCTCAATCACAGCAACATCAAACCTAACTGCGGTTGGTGTTGTACCTGTAACTGGAGAAGTTTCAATAACAGCTTCTTCTAATGTCACAGCAGTTGGACTCGTACCAATACAAGGTGCATCATCTATAACAGCAACATCTGGTCTTACATCAGATGCAGTCATAGTTAAGTTTGGTGCGTCAAACATATCAGCAACATCTAACCTAACCGCTGTAGGTACACAAATTGATATTGGTGGCGTTATCATGGCGGCATCAACAAGTCTTAGTGCAGTAGGCACACAAATTGATGTTGGTGAATCAAATATTACCGCATCTACAAACGTAACTGCTGTTGGTGTCTTTATCGTATCAGCAGCAAGTCAAATAAACGCTACAACTAACTTAGATGTCACTGGTTCACTGATTCAGTTTGGCACTTCTAGTATTCAACAAACAAGTGGTTTTTCTGCGATAGGTAGTTTAAAATGGGAAGACCAGACTGTAGCAGATACTATTTACACAGACCAAACACCAGCTACAACAACTTGGACAGATCAGTCCTCAACAAATACTAATTGGACTGACATTGCAGCATAAACAGGAATAAATTATGGCAGATACATTTACAACCAATCTTAACTTAACTAAACCAGAAGTAGGAGCATCTACAGATACTTGGGGAACAAAGCTAAACGCTGACCTTGATACTGTTGACGGATTATTTAGCTCTACTGGTACTTCGGTAGCTATGAACCTAGACGGAGCAGTCATAGATAGCTCTGTCATCGGAGGTACAACTCCAGCAGCAGGATCATTTACAAATTTAGATGCATCAGGAAATATAACAGTTGGTACTAACGATACAATTATCGCTGAAAACAATATAAGGTTTAAACCAACAGGCGGTGCGTTTATTGACCACAACACAACTGGTCAAAATATAAACTTTAGACTTTCAAATTCATCAACCCTTGATGTTACTCCTTTAGTAATAAGCCCAACTACAATAACAGTTTCAGGTGATCTAACAGTTGATACATCTACCTTAAAAGTTGATTCTACAAATAATAGAGTTGGAATTGGTACTAGCAGTCCTAGCCATGATTTAACAATACAAAAATCAGGACAAGATAATTATATAAGAATTGGCTCTAATTCAGATGGTTATGATGCAGGTGTATATTTTGGCACAAATGCTGATTGGTCAATAGGTATTGATAATTCAAATAGCAATGCTTTTAGTATTGCAAGTGGCTCAACTGTAGGTACAAATCCTAGAGTTACCATTAACTCTTCAGGCAATGTTGGAATTGGTACGACTAGTCCAGGAACACAATTAACTTTAAATAAAAACGACAATAATTTTTTACAGATACGTTCATCTGATACAGGAAATGCAGGAATATATTTTGGTAGACAGAATGACTCTGTGCGTGGTGCTATTGTTTATGATAATTCTAATGAATCTATACAGTTCTTAAATAATAATTATGTAGAACGCATGAGAATAGACTCATCAGGCAATGTTGGAATTGGAACTAGTAGCGTAACGCAAGGTAAAGTAGATATATTAGATGCTGGAGATTATGATGCTCATACTGGACATGGTTTAACCATAAACTCAAATGCAAATAACGCCTATACATCTATGTATATGGGTGCTGATGATTCTGTTGATGCTGCTT